ATGATGGGAGTTACATGTGATCGTGGAAGATATTATTTCGTCAAAAGGGTACCCAAGAGGTACCAGAGGTATGATCCGCGTTCCCGGGTCACCATAGCTCTCCATACAGACAGCCATGAGATTGCTCTTACTAAGGCCGGGCCCATCGAGGCTCAGCTTATTTCCTATTGGGAGGCTCTCAAGGCGGGCAATACTGCGGATGCGGACGCACTTGCTGGTGCTCTGCGGGAGCTGGCGGATGCCAGTGGCTTCAACTACGCGCCTATGGAAGATCTCATCTCCAACAGTCCGCGAGACCTTATTGACCGCCTCATGAAGCTGGAAGGGGCTCTGGAGGCGAAGGAAGACCCCTTGGTGCCAGCATTGCTGGGGAATGCTAAAATCCTGCCCAAGAAGCTTAGCCTCGCTTTTGAGGAGTATTTCGACTTCACAAAAGACCAGCGTGTCGGGATGAATGAGGAGCAGGTGCGTAAATGGAGAAATCCGCGCCTAAAGGCCATCAACAATCTTATCGCCCTGGTTGGAGATAAACCGATCCTTGATTTGGCGCGCAATGACGCAAAGAGATTGCGTGAATGGTGGGTGGAGCGCTTGTTGAATGAGGGGAAGTCGTCCGTCTCCGCGAATAAAGACATTGGGCATCTGGCGCAGATCTATCAGGTCTACGGGCTAATACACGAGCTGGAGCTGGATAACCCTTTTGCAGGGATGCGCGTGAAAAAGACCATAGCAGCCCCACGCTCTGCCTTTTCTCCAGGCTGGATGCGTGACAAGGTTTTGGTGCAAGGCGTTCTCGATGGCCTCAATGATGAAGCTCGTGACGTGTTCTTATTCATGATCAACACTGGGGTTCGCCCATCCGAACTCATCGGCAGCCTGCCTGAGCATTTGATGCTTGAAGAGCCGATTCCTTATTTCGAGATTCGCGCCTATCAAGGCGGCGAGTATCAGCGAAAGCTCAAAACCGAACATTCTGCCCGCGATATTCCGCTAACCGGAGTGTCGTTGGAGGCGGCGCAGCGACTGAAAGATGCTGGAGGTGTGAAGAGATACTTCCTGAATTCAGATCTCTGGAGCAACACAGTCAATAAATATCTGGAAGAGAATGGGCTGCGAGAAAGCGAGCGGCATACGGTTTACTCGCTCAGACATGCGTTTGAAGAAAACCTGCTGGAAGCTGGAGTGGATGAGCGCATCAGAGTCGAGTTGATGGGCCATGCCTACAATCGCCCTAAATATGGTCCGGGCGGCAGCTTGGAACTGAAGCTGCAAGCAATTAGGAAAATTGCGCTTTAAGGGCCGGGCAATGCATACTGAAGGGCAAGGTTGAATTCTTTTTGCTGCTTCTCTCGCTCTTCAATGAGTTCATGGACACGATTGAAAACGGGAAGGTAATCCGGACCGTAGTTCTTTACGATAGTTGCCGCGATCCCACGCGCTTTAATGAGCTCTTCAGTGCTCACATCAGGTTCAAAGGGGATCGCAACCTTTCTCACATCACCACCTAAGCCGCAGCTTCGTTTGTGCGTGTGCAGTTGGAAACGGCGCTTTCCATCATCTCCGCCCATTCCAGGGCGGCCATTTCAGGGCTTTGGGGCTTGATGGTGGAGGCGAGCGGCAGGGTTGGGCCTGACATGCTTCTGCGGGAGAGTTGGTTGAGGGTGGTCGTTATCGCTGCACGACGGATCTCTTCCAGCTTGGCAGTTTCAACCATGCTCAGCTTGTCCGGGCGCGGAATGAGTTCACTCAAAGCTTTTGCCAGTTCACACAGGCCTCCGGTTGGGCGATGCAGCAATGTTTGAGCCTGATCGCATTCGGCTTCCGTGTAGGCCAGATGTGCCAGGATGACCTGCAGGCCGGTCGTCATCATCAGGGGGCGGAGGGCGCGCGGTGTGAACCGCGCTGCCATTGTGTTGAACTGCGCCTGTGAGAGGAACGCATCCGTCAGATTGGGCAGTGCAGCCACGCGGCCTAACACAATGCCCAGAGTGCGCCAGGTGATCCTGGAGGAGGCCGGGTGTGTCAGGTTGATGTAGTTTCCCTCTGGCAACGGAATGAAGTTCATCGGCTCTGCCATGCTTATGCATCCTCCGCGACAGGGCCTGTCATGCCGAGGGCGTGGAGGTAGAGATCGAGGATGGCTTCTTCTTCCTCGCGTTCATGTGGTTTGCGCTTGCGAAGGGAAACAATCAAACGCATGACCTTGGCATCAAAACCGTTTCCTTTGGCCTCGGCGTATACGTCCTTAATGTCATCTGCGAGGATCTTCTTTTCCTCTTCGAGACGTTCAATGCGTTCAATGAAGGCTCTGAGTTGATCGACTGCTACGCCGCCTGTATCTGCCATTTGGGTGCTCCGTGATTTCAGGTGATAAGGCTCTAAGATTGATTGCTTCTCGCTGATCGAGCAGCATGTTCCAGCCTTGAGATGGTGAGGATGGTTGGCTTCAGTTCAGCTGGTGCTTTGTCGTAGCCTCTGCCAAATCGGCCATTCAGTCGGGGAAGGAGTGCACGCGGAACGAGTTCCCAGTTCGAAGGCGCTGTGTTGGTCTTATCGCCATCGATGCACTTCAGGCACATGCCTTCAGGAACGGCTCCGTTTGTCTTCTCCCAAAGGTGCTTGTGTTTGAGGACGTAGCGTCGCTCAAAGCCTGTATGAGGGTTCGTTTCATCAATGCTGACTTCAACGTAGCCTTCTTTTGAAATGCGCTCGTGTCCCAGTTGCTGAGCGTTATGAGGCAGCTGGCCCTTTTGGAACTGTGTGCGTGCGCTGTTTGCGTTGTAGGGCATCTTTTTGCCCTTGTTCCAGGATGTGTGGCCGGTGTTGAAGTGGCCAGACCGCCCTGTGAGCCAGCCGTTGCGTTTGCAAAGAGATCTCAAATTCGCAAGGGAAACATCTGAGCGGCCAAAGGCATTGCAGAACTGCTGATGCAAGACCTTGCGGTCCATCGTGCAGCGGGCTTTGACCCAATCCAGTTCCTGCTGACTGTAGGAAATCCGTCGCCCTCTCATTGTGATTTCCCTTCAATCAGAGGGCGATTGTTGTTTTCAACCTGAGGCTGGTCACCGACCTCCATAAGGGGAAGAAAACGGCGTGCGTGACCGTGTTCAGCAACAAGTTTGGCGGAGCGGAACTGAAGATCTGCATTCTGGACAATCTTGTCTGCGACAGAGACGATGGCGTCTGTGCGCTTTGCTTCCTGCTCAAGTGTGTTGGCATCCAGATCTTCATCTGACAGTCTTTCCAGCTGCATAAACAGATGATTGTTCAAATCCATGAGTTTGTTTTTCATGGCTCACCCCCGTCCAAGTTTGTTGAGTGTTTGCTGGCAGCGTTGCCAACCATCGAGGTAGAAGTCCTGCAGGTTTCGGATTTGGCCGGCGATGGCAGTGTTGTCATCGGGCGTCTCTTTCAGAACCTGCTTCAGATCCTCTCGTTTCAAGGCAATTTCGCCAAAGCTGGGGGCGATCTGGTCAAGCAGTTTGTGGCCCTGCTGTTCTGCTGTGCCCACTGGCTGAAGAAGCGGGCCGGCAGTCTCGGAAATCAATCTCAGATATAAGCTCATGCAGACATCTCCTGTACCTGCGTGAAAAGGGTGGCGCGGGTGCAAATGTTGGTGGCAGCACCCGCGCCGGTCACCTGCTGCACGAGGGGTGCTGGGCAGCAGGTGAGGCTGGGCTGAGCAGGGGAGCTTCACTCAACACGCTTTGTGCTGTGGTGCTGTCAATAAACAGAGCAGGCGGGCCCTCTCTTTTAGGGAGAGGGGCTTCCAGATCATTCATGCTGACCCAGTTGTAAGTGAGCTTGCCGTTGTGCAGGGAGACGATGCGCGCTTGCGGGTCTTCATCTGCGGCGATGGCAATGGACTTGATCTCGCCAGTGGCGCGCAGGTGACGGCAATAAACCTTGTCGGAGAGCCTAAACGGAAGGGCTTCTAAAAAGCCGTACTGCTCTTTGGTCTGGTCAACCACAGCAGGCAGCCCTGTGTTGCGCGGGTCCATAGCCTCGAGCTCGCGAACATTACCGGTGATTTCCTGAAGCTTCAGCTGATAAGCCAAAGGTAAGGGTGCACCAATGTAATGGTTTCTTGCATCTGCTGCTGTCGCGTCCAGTGTATCTAGGACGTTTGAATAGAGAGATCGCCAAGGCTGAGCGCCGTTGGTGTTGGTGGATTCTGGTGACATGAAAAAACCTCCAAAAGCGAATGGCTGATGGAGGTCAATAAAAGCTACAAATTGTAGCATGTCAATATCTAATGTTACAAAATGTAGCTTTTTAGTTCTGTTCGTCTAGTGTCACCTTACAAGTTCAACAGCTTGAGAGATAAGTTCCCCGTATTCTTCGGTAGGTTTGATGCCAATGTATTCTTGAGTGGTGAGGCCAGGGCCATAGGGGATTGAGATTTCTTCGATATTGAGTCCCAACTCTTTCGCAATATGCTCTTTGAGCTTGTCTTCGTTCAGGTCTCCGTTGGTATCAATATGGTGCTTCCTGAGGAGGGTCCATGCGTTGATTATCTGAATTTGCTGCTCAGTGAATGAGAAGTCGTTTGACTTCAGGGTCCATGTGACGTCTGAAAATGGAATTTTTTCAATATTTAGAGTGTATTCGGCCACGGCTACATTGATGCCAAACATGCCCGCTTCAACGCCACGTGCATATAAAATTACATCAATGTAGTCCAAGTTTGCTCTTTGCCCGACCTCTCGAGCTATTGTTGCTACTGCCTTCGCGCGGGCCACTGGTGTCGAAGGTGTCAGAGACGTTTCAATTACTCGCAGTCGGGCTCGTCGTTGAGTTGCTGTTCCGGTTTCCCTTGCCTCGAATAGCCGTAGAGGTATGAGAGCTTCCGAGATTAGCTCTTCCGCTTGTGCGATGCCTTGCTGGTTGGGTTGAGATAGGAAGTTGAAATAAACGAAGTAGCCAAAGGCTATAATGCCGATGAGCTTAAATAAATTAGACATTGAATCACTCCTGAAAATTGTCAGTGTGCTTCGTAATCTATCACGTAAAAGTTGTATGGAAAGCGCATGTATCTGGCGTTTGCTTTATCGATAACTTCAAGCTTTTGTGTGCGCATTTAAGCGCCTTGCATATGTTGCAGGTGCTTAATGATAGCATTGAGGTATCGGAATGTTTTCTGAAATTAGAATTGAGATTTTAACATATACGGCGAGGCTTACAGGTCTGTCTTTGGACTATATATGTGACCTAACCGTGGGGTTGCCAGATGTTGCCGCAACGATCGTGTGTCTGAATTTATGCCGTATTTGCGAGGTTCACTAGCGTGAAGTGAGGGGTGGCCCTCACTTTTTATCAGACTTTTTCGAGATGGAATGCAGGAATGTTTGTGGCAGCCCAGCTTCTCGCCCGAGGTAGATGTAGTCCAGTGTAATGTCGTAGGTCTCACGTATTACGTATGCACAGTCCAATGAGATCCTCCGGATGCCATTCTCCCAATGATTGTACCTGGTGCGGTTAAAGCCGTGCTTCTCAGCAAACTCTTGCTGATTAAGGCCGGTATGCTCGCGAATTTTGCGAAGCCTTTCGCCAATTTCTTGAAATTGTTTTGGGGTCTTTTCCATGGGCGCACTGTCGCATAAATCTACTAAATGTAGAAATTTCAAAATGTATCCTTGACAAATGCTACATTTGGTAGCTTTTAATGATGCATGGATACGCAAATCAAAAAACTCTTTGCTGTATTGGGCCGACCTGCTCTTCGAGTGAAGTTAAAGGTAAGCGACAAAGCACTCTCGGCGGCTTGTGCCCGAGGTGTTCCTGCATCTTGGTATTTGCCGATTGTTGAGCTGGCGAAAGAGCAGGGCCAGTCGGAGCCAATTCCGCTTTGCATGTTCAATTGGAAGCGAGCGCCTGAGAGCGCGGAGGAGGGCACTCATGTTTCTCCTCTCTGACACTCGCCTCCCTCATGATGAGCATAAAGCTGCGCGCAAAACGGTGTGCGTTGATTGCTTCTCGCCCGCTCTGGCTTTGTTGCCGATCAGCGTGGCGTTCCAGCTTTTCCAAATTCCATTTCTTTGCCTGCATCAGCTTGGCTCCGCTGCGTGGAGTGATCCATCGCGTGGATCAGGTTCTGGCAGGCAGTCTGCAAGACTGCCTGAGCGCTGTCAGCGATAACATTGAGGAATATTTTGCATGTCCGGCACAAACACAGGTCGCACGCTCCCCAAGTCTGACTATGTCCGGCTTGCCGCCTACGCCAAGGAACTGGTGAAGATGACCGGCGGAGTGGATGCAACCAGCATGGTGACCCGCGTTTCTCCCAGTCAGCTGTCCCGCTATGGCAACCCGCAAAACCTTGAAGGTATGCCCATTGATGTGCTGGCAGATCTGGAACACGAGGCCGGCGAGCCGCTGCTCACCCGTGTTCTGGCCCGCATGTCTGGCTTTGCGCTGGTCAAACTGCCACGCGAGGCCAGCGAGCCGGACTGGGTGGGCAACATGGGCCAGCTCTCCAAGGAGTTTGCTGATGTTGTCTCTCGTGTGGGGGAATGCCTCAGGGATGACGGCAAGGTCTCTGCCTCTGAGGTGAAAAACCATAACCTTCGTAAGGAAATCGCAGAGCTGATCAGCATCGCCGTGAAGCTGGACAAGACCTGCGAAGTGATTGAGCAGGAGGTTGCCCTATGATCCGCTCCCCTGAAATTCGCGCAAAAATCATGCGGCACCACAAACGCAACATGAGCCCACGCGGCATCGCCACCATCTACGGCTGCTCTGAGGCTGATGTGAAAAATGTGGTTGAAACCGAAAAAGCCGATCACATCATTCTCTCCGGTGTTCCAGTCGCAGGCGGAAAGGCTTTGCATCCGGTGAGGGACACAGCAGAAACACCGGAAAGCGCAGCCATGAGGTTGTTTAAGCAGCTGCCGGAGGATTTGCAGGAAGTCGCGACTGGGATCGCGCGCATGATGGACATTCACGTTGCGCGGCTGTTCACAAGCAGCAGCAAACGCCAACAAGATGTCTTCTATCGCGGCTGCTTTTACTACGAGCTGAAATGCAAGTTTAACCTGAGTTATGAGGCCATCGGCGCACTGGCTGGCGTCAGCGTCCACACAGTCTCACTCGCCACACAGCGCTACTGCGAACAAGTCGGCGCTCCCCGCCCAGGCGAACTGACAAATGCACGGAGGGCGGTGGCATGAGCGGGGTAATCCAACCAATCACCAAACTTCAGTCTGATCTTTCTAAGTTAACTGATCACATTAACAGCTGCCCATTGGTCTTCATCAAACAGATGAGACCAATGGGCAGCGATCGAAGCGTTTGGAATACTTGCACTGTTAAATATTGGAATGTGCTGGCAAATGTCAGCTATTTGGCACAAAGCGGGAATAATCAGCTGTTCTCCATAGGTTTTGGTTGCTGCCTCGGAGTTTTTTTGGAACTGCAAAATGCGGTTGATACTGTTGGCGTGATGCAAGCGAATTCGCGTGAGCGCATGGGTTTGCTGTCGCGGATTAAGCGTATCTTCTGGAGCAAGTTCATATGCGTTGACGAAATTTTTGAACTGGAGAATGTCGCTGCTCGTTTGCTGATCCAGCTGCAGCTTAATCGAAAGGTAGATACCGAAGCAGTTAAGATAAGTACCGCGAACATTCTCAGCATCGACCAGTTTAGTTCCTTTGAAGTTTGCTCCAGACAGGTCAGCTCCGGAGAAATCTACAGCCCTGAGCATTGCACCTTCAAAGTTGGCAAAGGGAAGCAGCAGCCCTCTAAAACTGCAATTATCAAGCCTGCAATTGTAAAAGTGGATGCTCTTAGACTTATTGAACTCAACGCAATCCATATTTGTGTTCGCGAGATCAAGAAGTTCCAGACTATTCCAATCTCTTGCTTGCCGAAGTTCAGTAAGTGTTCTGATAGCTGCGCTTTGATCCAGAAAAAAAGCGGTATCCGGAACTGGGCTATCCGATTTAAAGATGCTGCGGTCAATATTTCTCTTGCGTACGTACTGCTCAAGTGTCTCTTGAACGACCGGAAAATACTCATCAGCGTTCCTGACGAGATCAGCCAACAAAAACACTCCAGAACTAGCAACGGCTACGTTATCCTCTGCAAGCAACTTTGCACCTTCTCTGAAGCGGTCATTGTTGTGACCTTTTTCTGCAAGCCGAAGGTTCGAGATTGCTGTTTTTGCTTGCTTGTGAGCTGTGAAGCTTCGCCAGACAACAAAAGGCAACCCGATTGCTGCAACCAACATCAAGCCGATGTTACGCAAGACTTCGGCAGGGCTAGCATTGAAGCCCCCCCAATACCAAAGCGTGAAATAACCCGGATATTGCCTGTAGAAAGCAGCGCCGTAGTCTATGGCGATGAACGTGCACACAGAGATTGCGATGACTGCAAGAGTGTAGAGCAGAAACCAGCCTACCTTGCCAAACCAGTGTTTAAATCTCACCATCAATCTCAACTCTCAAAACAGCATAAAATAACTGCCTTGCACACTAAGGCGCGCCGCGCTGAGTCTACAACTGGCGCGCTCCACCCCTCCCAAGATAACTGGAGGGCGGCTGCATGAGTGTGTTAGGCGGGTTTGAAGTGCTTAGGTTTGCCGTTTTCATCGCAAATGGTCACAGTGCCTTGGTGTTCCTGGTCAATATATCGAATATCCTTTTCTGCGATACACAGGCCCTTAGTGCTAGCTTCTTGAAAGAAACAGGAGAAAGAGTAACTCATCGCTCTAGGATTGTTCGTGGAGAAGAATGCTCCCTTGAAAGTGGAGCCTGTTGTTCTGCATGTGTTTTTGAACTGAATAATCTCTCGCAGTCTCGCATGAGAAAAATCACATTTGTAGAAGGTAGCTTCCTCGACAGAACAGTTGTACAGGATGGCAGCCCTGAAGTTTCCCATCACGATTTTGGACTTATTAAAACTAGCGTGACTCAAGTTCACACCTTGCAGCTGCAGTTTGACGTCGATGTCTTCGAGTTCAGAAAACTGGGCTCCGATCATTTCGGGAGTCCAGTATTCCTCGAGTTTAATGTGATCTATCCGCAGCTTGCTGAAGTACGTAAGTGCTTCCTGTCCAAGCCTCTTTGCTGCGTGGATCTCCAGATGGTCTTCGGAGGACATGTTCTTTTCCGACACATCGTCATTACGTTTTTTGATTTGAGAAACTTCTCGTCCAGTGAGCTGTATAAGTGCGCAAAATTGCTTCTGTGCGAGAAGGTAATATTCTTTTGGGTGTTCCTTGGCGAGCTCAAACATAAGGGTCAATCCAGCAAGCCTCGAGGGGTAATCCTCTTTGCCCATGAGTGCCGCGGACTTTTCGAAGCGATCGAGGTTGTGACCTTTCTCAGCCAACTTCAGATTTTCCATCGCTGTTTCGGCTTGCTTGTTCGCAGTTTTAGCTTGTTCGTTTGCTATCACAGCCTGATCGTTGGAGATGTCTGCTTGTCTGGATGCTGTGTTGGTCCGTTCATAAGCAAGGACAAGGCCAATTGCGCCAACCAAGATCCAACCGATATTGCGGAAGATGTCACCAAAAGCTGGGTCGCTGCCGCCCCAGAACTTCAACGACATGATGTCTGGCCAAAAGCCAATTGCGAGAATAGCGGTTGCCAGAAAAATGAGGCAAGCCACTTTCCCCAATGTTCGATAGCTGATGGTAATCCCCTTAACTACGGGTTTGTCTTTTTCCAATGCCATCAATCTCAGCTCTCAAAACAACACAACTTAACCGCCTTGCACACTAAGGTGCAGTCCGCTGAGTCTACAACTGGCGTGCTCTGCCCCTCCCAAGATAACTGGAGGATGGCTGCATGAGTGCGTTTCGTGTTGAGGATTTTGGTCTTGCTAAGCTCTATCTCGGTGATTGCCGCGATGTGATGCCTGATTTGCCACGAGTGCACCACGTTATCGGCGATCCGCCCTATGAGCAGCACATGCACAACACCAAGAAGGGCAGCCGTGTCCTGCGCAAGGATGGCGGTAGAGAACTGGACGGACTGGACTTTGCGGCGATCGATGAAATCCGCGAGGAAGTCGCGGTGCTTGCATGTCAGAAATCTCAGGGCTGGGTGGTGTTCTTCTGCACGCCTGAGGGTGTCGCGCCCTGGCGTGATGTGTTGGAAGCCGCTGGAGCAAACTACAAGCGCGCCTGCGTATGGGTGAAGCCGGATGCGGCGCCTCAGTTCAACGGGCGATGCCCGGCCATGGGTGCCGAGATGATTGTGGTTGTCTGGGCAGGTGAGGGTGGAAGCCGCTGGAACGGCGGCGGAAAGCGCGGCGTCTGGACCTGCAACACTAACAGCAAGTCTCGTGAAGGGACGCACCCCACTGAAAAGCCTCTCAAACTCATGACTGATCTGGTCAGGGACTTCACCAACAAGGGCGAGGTGATCCTGGACCCGTTCATGGGCTCCGGCTCCACCGGCATCGCAGCACTGCGCGAAGAGCGCCAGTTCATTGGCATTGAAAAGAGCCCCAAATACTTCGACCTGGCCTGCCGCCGGATAGAAAAAGCACTGGGAGAAGACCTCTTTTTGCGAGAACAGACGAGCACTATGCCACTGTCACTGGAGATGGTTTGATGAACCGCCGCTCTCCTCAAACTGGCACAGAGCTTACTTTTGCGTTGCAGGCCGAACTAAAAGAGCAACCTAACACTTTCAATAGGTGGTGCGCATGATTTCAGGAACACGGCAAACCTTTGGGGTGAAGACAGCGGGGCAACTCTGTTTCAAGCGAGGCCTGCCAGTTGTCTCGGCAATCCTTGAAAAGCAAGAGCAAAAAGACTTCTTTGAAGACAGCATCATGAAACTCATCGAGCACCAACCTCAAAAAGGTGGTGCGTGATGGGAGTTAATTTCGTTGCTATTTTTCCGTCGTTCTTGCTTCAAGTTTTCTTCAAACTCAAAAGCGACCCTCATGAAGGCGTCAAGTTTTGTCATGATCATACAAAGGAAGAAAACTTCACCTGGGCCGTGGATGTTCTTCAGATCTTTGTTATTTCTAACCAACTTAAGATGCCGCCAGAAAGTGCGGGCTCTTTCAGTGCTAAGAGAAGTTTTATCTTCTTTATCGCTATGAACAAGTTGAGAAATTTCCCAGCCTTCAATGTAGCCAATCAAGTAATTGCGAAGTGCAGATCTATACTCGAGAATGTCTTCTGGGAAGTACTTGTTAGCATTCCCATTATTCTCGTTAATAAGTCTCAAGAGTTCAATCAGAAGGCGGAGGAACTCACGAATTTTTTCGCGATCAAGTACTGCTGTCCCAGTTATTTTGTAGTACGCAGATCTGACCTCATTATCATGCCTCCGCAAATCGAATTCGGGTGCCAGGGCACCCTTGATTTGAGAGAGATGCGAAAATTGAGAAAACTGATTACTACGCCGCATCTCCCTCGTGTGGTTGAGAAGGACATAGATAGTGGCTGCGGCTGCAAAGACAGCGAACCAACCGCTTGTCGCTCCAAGCCATGCTCTCATACAGGCCATCGGCTCCACAGATGGTATACCGGCACAGAGACCAGCCCTCAGTGTATTGAAGTCGATGAACACAAAAATGTAGATGGTCCCGAGGAAAACTGCGCATGCGAAGGTAACGGGAAAACTAAACCGCATCTAATCCTCCATCTATTGAGCGGTATCTTTAACCAAATCTGTCATCAGGCGTGCCCCTTAGTTAGGAGGTGTTCAGCATGACTCTCAAGATCGATCGCAGTAAAGCCCCTAAAACAACGACCACAGGTCACTCAGAACATTCTTGCATGGCTCAGAATTGCAACAAATGGGGCTCGCGTGGTTACAGCCGCGATGAGGCTGGTAAGCGTGTGCAGCTGTGGTTCTGCCCTGAGCACGCAAAGCAATATGAGGTGGATCTGGATGCTGCCAGACGCACGCCACCACCTCCGCGACCACCAAAGCAAGGGAGGCTTGTTTAGCCGTGTATCCCTCCCGTTCATTTCAAGTTTTTCAAATTTTTGGAGTGTGCCATGACAGCTACTGACGAGCGTAAATGGTCTTACATGCCGATCGGTATCTTTGCCGACCCTGATCTCTCTCCGCGTGACCTTCAAGTGATGGGCGTTATCTGCTGCTCAACCAACAAACACGGCATTTGCTATCGCTCACAGGTGAAGATTGCGAGATTCCTCCGTATCGGTCGTACAACGGTGGTGCGCGCTATCCAGCGTCTCATGAAGTCTGGCTGGTTGGAGCGTCGTGGCGGGAAACGCAGAGATGGTGGAAACTGCTCATTCGTCTACCGTGTGGTGAACAAGGATATACCTGTCCCAGATCAGGCGGATCTGTTTGAGCCTGACCTCGAAGAAGAGGCTCAGAATCTGGAAGAAAAAAGATATAAAAACGGACAGTCCCTGTCCGCTCAGACGGACACCTATAAGAACGAATTATTAATAACGATTGATGATGAAGATGCGGCTGCGAGTAGGGCGAATGAGGGGCGATCTGATGTGCCCTCTCAGGCGCAAGTGCAGGCAGCTAAGCGGTTTAAACACTACGTAAACGAGGTTGTAACCACACTTGCGCGGCTGAAGCCGGGGTTGGATGTGACCCGCATGGCAGACGGAACAAACCCGATTATGGGCTGGTTTGCGAAAGGCTGTGACCTTGAACAAGACGTGAAACCGGCACTTGCGATTGTGTTGGAGCGGGCGCGGGTTGTGCCTAACAGTTTGAATTATTTCACCAAAGCTGTCTTTTCTGCGATGAGTTCCCGCAAAGAACTCTCGGAAATCAACCCGAACTACAAGAGTTTTGGAGCGCATGCTGCAGAGAAGCGAGCGCGGGAGCTAGCAGCATCTCGTGCGAGGTGCGATGCAGCTTTGGATGAGTTGAATGTGGAGTACGCAGCAAGAGGTGCGCTATGAGCACATCCCAAACTCACCCCGTTATTGAATATTTCGCAAATCCACTAAAGGGCACGTTCAGCAAAACGACTGGTGCATCAGAAAAAGACTACTTTTCAGACCTTTGCAGGAGGTTGGAAGGGTTCAATGCGGATGTTCTAACGCTAGCGTCTGAGCGGATATCTCGCCGTGCAACATCTCGCAGCTGGCCATTTCCGGGCAGATGTCAGGAAGCATGTGAGGAAGTTGCACGGGAGCGCTCTGCCGCAGCAAAGCGGGATCGGCGCGCTGGGAAGGAACAGTATGGACTGCCTGAAGATGCGGCAGTGCGTATTCTGGTGGCTCAGGATGCTGGCCTTGCAATCGCCGCTATAGACGGCGAATGGCAGGGGGATCTGGTGGACTTCATCAAACGTCATCACCGTATGCCTGATGAGACCCAGATCGAACAGCTGGTGGTGGGTGCTCATGCTCGTAAAAGACGACATGAGCAGGATGAAGAAACGGAACTGAGAGCGTTTTTTGGTGAGAAGTGGCAGGGCAAACAACTGCCGGCCAGTCACCCTCGTAAAATCATGTGGAATGCATTTGAAGCGCGCCGTGATCGTTTTGCTGAAAAGATCAGCGAAGCGGTGTTGGCTGCTGACCCAGTGGAAGGAGAAAGCTATGTCTGAACAGAGGTTTCCAATTGAGTTTGATCGCTCTGTCACGCTTTCAGGAAGTGAAATAGCTGCAGCCAAAAAACTGGCTTTGCTTCTGGCTGGCTTGGCTGGTGTGCAGGATGAGGGGCGTGATTGGCTTGCAGTCTCTACCCCTCAAAGCACACCGCAGCTGCATGCTTTGACCTTGTTGCTCGGGTGTTCTGCCGCTCTGGTTGTTCTGGGCTTCGCGAAAGGCGAGGCTATGGATGAAATTGCTATCTCATTGGGAGATGCCTCTCGTGAGGACGTGGATGCTATGCTTCGCAGTGGGTTGGCTCTTACGCATGATGTGCTGGTAGATCGCTCGGATGATACAGCTGCGTCTCATCGTGTAGCGAAGCTTCAGGCTTACATCGGCCAGATCCAGATTGCAGCTTAAGGCGAGGGCATCATATGGCTCAATCAATTACATCCACTCCACGCTATGCAGCACGCGTTAAGGCAGAAGTTGAGCAACGTTCCGCAGTGCGCGTGATTGATCTGGTGAGCTTGCTGGAATGGACCTACGCCACACAGCGGGCGCACATGGACATTTTAAACCAGGACGAGGCACGTCACCTTGGTTCGCGCTGTTCCATGCCGGGATTGGAACAATACCTGACACTCGGCACCTTCGTGGATGGTGGTGGTCGATCTCATGTGGACCTGCACCCTGATGCTGAGGCGGTCCATAGCACGGTGATGCGGTTTGCCCTCCAGTCGGAAGACTGTGCTTTTGCAGCTGGTCTACTCATCCATTACGCCTCTACGCAAACACAACCGGAAAAGCCTGCAGTGGCCGGGCAGAAACTGGAAGTACGCTACGATCGGGCAGGGCGTATTGCCATGAGTTATTGGCGGGAAAATGAGGAGTTGTTTGTACGCCCAGGCACAAAGCTGCCGAAACCGGTTGGCTATGACGGGCCGGGTTGTCGTGCGGGGCAGGCCTGTGACTTGAAAGTGGTTACTGTTGAAAGTGATTTGGAGGCGTTTTTGCTCGAAACTTACACCTACTGGTGCGCAGCATTAGAGATCATCGCAGAGGCGCTGCCATTGTTGAAAACTCACAAACTCAAGTATTTTCAAGCGCCTGTGTTTGATCGACGTAGCTTGAAACTGAACTATTTAGAGAGTGCGGCTTGATCTGACCCACAGGATTTGACAGCCTAACAGCGACCAAAAAACCGCACTGAGGGGAAGACCTTCAGGGCGGTTTGTTTGTTTATGCTTGTGAGCTTGCTAACTCTGGGCCGGGCGCTAGGTCTTGCTTTTTAGTGATTTCAGTTTGGCCATCGCCATAGGTTGTAACGACGATGGGATCACAGTTAGGGTTTTCATTGATATGCTTTGCAATAGACCTCAGCTCAGTTGAAGTGATGTTGGTTATTCGGTCTACGTGCTTGGAAGGATAGTAAAGCTCTATCGGAGATGTTTGCTCCTCCGCCCGTAACGAAACTCCATCTGGATGAATTTTGAGATGAAAGTTCTTCCATTGGTATTCTTGAGCGTTTTTGCTTGTATTTGGAAGAATTTCGGCGGAGTCCTCGCGTTTTTTTAATGGATTCCGATAACCAAAGTAGATTTCTTTAATATCCTTTGGTTCGATCTTATAAAGATGCAATCCTGGCACCGTTATCAGTGCTTTTCTGGGAGCATATCTTTGAAATACCGACTCGAAGTTATTCCCAGAACGATGCTGCCATTCCATTGCAGTTAGAGTTTTAGGTTGGATACATTTGATAGCTCTGATCTCGCACTCATATGTCCAGCAGGGCTGTTTCATTAGAAGAATGTTATGAAAAGCCGCTTCTGCATTGCTTGATAGTTCTCCTTCACCTCCAGTGTAAACGTAGTTTATGCACTCGCGGTACGCGCTTACAGCGTCTTCGACCTTCAGCGGAGTACTATAATTTGCTGCTCCTCTCGTTGCAGGAAGAATAGTGTGCTGGTTTAGGTGGCTGCATTGTAGGTCATAGCCAACAACAAATCCTTCGTGGTTTTCTCCATAGTGTGCCCACATTAGAGGATCAAAGGCGGTTGTAGACAACGATAGAACACCCAGTTCGTCTAAGAATGGATCGTTGTGACCTTTGTCAGAAAACTTGATCTGCTCAAACTCTTGGAAGCGCCAAATCTTGGTTTCAAAGATATCGTTAAAATTTCGAGGTTTACGAAACCCCAAAGTTAAGTTTTCAATGGCTGATAAGCCAGCTTGAAAACCGTAATACTTATACAAGATGCTCATTCTGCCGATTGCACTTCCCTTCATTTCGGAAATTTTCGCATTTAATGAACGTAATTAATAGGTGCACCATGATTGAAATAGACATCGATGAGCACCTGGAGAACTTCGCCAGAGCCTTGAATGCAACGGGCGAGAAGGTCTCCGCTAAGAGTTTGGCACGTGCCACCCAGTATGCGCTGCGCGAAGGCCGCGAAGCCTATCTGGAAGAATTGGCCGAGGACCTTTCTGACTACAAAATCTCCAAAGCGCGCTTGCGCCGGACAGTTCGTACGGTGTTTGTAAATGCCGGAAGCGATGGGCGCAGCGCATTATTTAACGCGGGTTGGTTTCGCCTCGGCGATCAGAGAGGATTGCAGCAAACATCAGCGGGTGTGGTTGCACCAGGTTGGGGACTGCATCGCGGCACGTTCCTCGCCACTACCAAGAGCGGGCATCGCGGCGTGTTCCGCAGGATTGCTGGTGAGCGTATGGATAGCAACCCAAACAAAGAGAAGATCCGCGAGCTTTGGGGGATGAACCCCAACCGCGAGGTAGAGCGCGGCAACTCCGAAGCACTCGAACAAGCAGCTGATGCAGCGGCACGGGCGATTGAGGACCAGGCTTTCAAGCTCCTGGCCTCGATCGCCGCCTGAGCCCTCGACCCATGCGCCCTGCATGGCGCGGGTCCTTTGGGCGCCTTCCAGCCCTAGACGGGGCCGCAGCACCGCGGGGGTTCGTGCTTAAGTCGCTTAAAAAAAAGCCTTAAAAGCACCCTTAAAACTTAAAAGCAGACTGAAGAGCGGAGCGGTCAAGGAGCTGGCACGCCGATCGATGCGGGCCGGAATGGAGGCCGGAACAAAACTCAGGATGAAGCACAGATGACACGGCTGGTGAGCAAGAGTGAGTTTGCAAGAGAGTGCGATGTTTCACCTGCCCGTGTTTCGCAGTGGATCAATGAGGGCAAGATCAGCCCAGACGCAATAGTGGGGGAGGGGCGCCGCGCGAAGATCAACGCGGACCTGGCTGTTCAGCAGGTGTATAGCCGTCGCGATGTCGGGCAAAGTCTTGGCAACGGCAAAGATACGCAGCTGGCTAACGACACCACCCAGCACACACCGGCTGCGCAAGCACAACCGGCTCCGGTACAGCACGCGATGAAGCTGGAAGGGGAAGTGCCGGCGCCCAGACCAAGCGCTTCAGCAAACGGCGCGTTGGATGAGACAAAAAAAGATGCCGATGCCATCCAGCGCTTCAAGCGTTTGAAGCTGGAGCGTGAAGCAGAGGATGATCTTGAAGAGCGGCTGCTGCGACGTGGTGAGTTCATGCGCACCGAAGATGCTAATGCAGAAATGGCCCGCATTGTCACGCAGATCATGCGCAGCTTCGAAGGCGGCCTGAAACAGTTCGCAGCTGATTTATCTTCTGAATTTGGAGTTTCCGGGCGCGATGTGCAGCATACGTTGATGCGCTCTTTCCGATCAGTGCGAGAAGGCATTCATAAACGGCTTGAACAGGACGCAGACATGGATGCGGATCTGGAAGAGCCAGTAGATCTGGTGGAAAGAGAACATGGCGACATACCTGGCCAATCCTCGCCACCATCTGAGAGCAGCGGCGGCAGCGGCAGCGATGCCACCACCTCCGGTCGATTATGTTAAATGGGCGCAAAAGAATGTTTTCTTTAGACCTGAGCGCAGCGACTTTCCAGGTTACTACAACCCGGATGTGTTTCCGTTCTTCAATGAGATCCTAAAGGCACTGTCGCCAGAGGAGCCTTGCAGAACTGTCTCATTTAAGAAAAGCGCACAGCTTGGGGGGACAATTCTTGCGCTGATTTGGACCATGGCATCTTTAGATGTGCAGGGTGGTGACTTTATGTACATCACACCAACGCTTGAAAATGCGAAGCGCTGGTCCAAATCCAAGTTTGAACCTCTTGCCAATGATATTCCGAGTATTCGGGCGAAGTTTCCGCGCAATTCCAAGGAAGCCACCGATACGGTCTTACGAAAAGACAGCAAGGATGGACTTGCCAGCCTACTGATCTCCGGTGCCAATTCGGGTGCTTCGCTTTCTATGGAAAGCCGCAAAAACATCGTGCTTGATGACCTTGCAAAATGGATCAACAACGATGCGGGCGACCCTGAAGGCCAAGCTGAGAGCCGCGCCCAGTCGTTTCTCTTTGCCAAGATTTTTAAAAACTCAACTCCGCTTTTGTGGCCGGGTTGTCGGATCACCACCAGCTTTAACCAGGGCAGCCAAGAATACTTTTATGTTCCTTGCCCGCAATGCGAACACAAGCAGATCCTTGAATGGGAGAACTTCAAAGAGCAAATAGATTCAGAGAACACGGCAACGGCATGCTTCCATTGCGTTGAATGTGGCTTTCCGATCGAGGAACACCATCGCTCGGAGATGATGAAAAAGGGTGAGTGGATTGCTCACAATCCGAAGATGCTGCGCAAACATCGCAGTTTCTTTTTGTGGTCTGCTTACTCGCCGCTCGCTTCTTTTGAACGTATCGCTGACAGCTTCCTCTCAACGAATGGGGATACGGAAAAACTACAACGCTTCCACAATGATGACCTTGGGGAGCCGTTGGTGGTTGAAGGCTCTGTTCCAGACTGGGAGACGCTGAAGAACACAGCTGATGACACTGGCCACCAGCGTGGCAGAGTTCCAGCGGGTTACTACCGATTGTTTCTTGGTATCGACTGTCAGGATGATCGTGTGGAATGGCTCGTTCGGGCCTATGGGCGCGGCAATCGCACCTTTGTCGTGGATCATGGTGTCATCCATGGGCACATCTCAGAGGATGAGGCGAGAACCCAGCTCAAGCCAATCATGAAACGGAAGTTCCGCAATCCTTATGGACACGACTTGCCGATCTTTAAAACGGCGATCGATGGCAACTATTCGACTGAGGATGTGTTTGACTGGATCAAGAAAGCCAAGTTGCGCAAATCTGAAATTTTAATGGTTCGCGGTGCGCAGGCTCATGAAGTTCCAATGATTGAAGCTGTTGGCAAAGACGTCAACGACAAAGGGCGTAAGTCCAAGCGCAAACCCTGGCACGGTTGGTTTTACAACCTTGCCGTCTCCAAGATGAAACTTTCGCTCTATCGCAGCTTACGGACCTGCAAAGACCCGGATCAACGCAACGCGGTTGCATTTCCTGCCGGGTTTGAAGACGAGTTTTACGAGCAGCTCACAGCCGAAGCGTGGGTTGGCGAGAAGAACAAGAAGGGCATCAAGGTTTACGCTTGGAAGAAGCAGCGCGATCGCAACGAGGTTCTCGACATGATGAACTATGCGGATGGAGCTGCGATCCATTCTGGTGTTCGGCGGATGACTGATGCGGACTGGGATGTTCTGGAAGCTGAACTGACGACACCCTTACCGGATGTTCAAGGCGACTTTGAAGACCTGCTTGGACTTGCAGCCCCAACACCCGAGCCCGCAAAAGCCCCAGAGCCAAAGCCTGAAATCACACAGAGCAAAGCAAAAGGCGATGTGAAGTTGAGCGAACGCGAGCGCATGCTTGCCGAGCGCGCAGCGCGGCGATCGCAGCTCGCCAAGACAACCTAGGGAGTGCAGCACATGCAGCTGACAGAGGCAGAACGGGTGAAGACCCAAAAGCGCCTGGATGAGGCAGAAGATGCGTTGCATCGGCTCAAGTTGGGCGAAAGTGAAGTGCGGATGCGCGATCGCTCTGGACGTGAAATCGAGTTCAAGCCAGCCAACAAACGTGACCTGCAGAACTACATCAATGAGCTGCGGGATCAGCTTGGCATGAGGCCACGTTCAGGGCGGGGAAGCCGGGCGGTAACTTTCTAAAACATTGAGGTAATCCATGGCTGCGACCAAAGCCAAACTCATTGACGTGCACGGCAATGAGCTAGAAAGCGTACGTCCAGCAGCCCGTATGGGATCTGGACGCGCGTTCGAGGCTGCTGACAACAAACATCAGGTGATGTCTGGCTGGAGACCGCCTCGCACTTCACCGCAAGACGCCATTTCCATGGACCGGCCAGGCATGATGCCGCGTGTTGAGGATCTTGCACGCAATAACCCTTGGGCCACATCAGCCATTACGAAGAAGATTGATGGCATCATTGGTACAGGCCTTACGTTCTCATCCAAGCCAGATGCAAAAGCGCTTGGTTTAAATGATGACGAAGCAACCGCACTTGCCAATGAGATTGAAAGCTACTGGCGGGCGCATGTGAATGATATCGAGCATCGTTGTGATGCCACTATGCGGCTTGATGGAGCTGGGCTCATGGCCTTGGCGGTTCGTCATTGGCTCCAGCAAGGTGATGCGATTGGAACCATATGCTGGCGTGAGCGCGGCGGGCAAAGCCACACAGCCATCAAGCTCATTCACAGTGCGCGGATGCGGCAACCTATGGGCACGATGCCCACGCCTCAGTTTCGTGATGGCATAGAGCTTGGCAAGGATGGGGAGGCTCTTTTCTATCATTTCAGCGAAGTGCACCCGGATGATCGAAGTGCGACCACAAAACGCTATCAAACCATACGGGTTCCAAAGTTTAACAGCGATGGATCACGGCGGGTTCTGCATCACTTCACAGCTGGTGATATTGGAGAAATTCGCGGTCGATCACCTTTAGCGCCAATCGTCAAAAAACTGCGTCAGCTCGGCAAGTTTGATGAAGCCGAGCTTCAGGCCGCAACCCTCAATGCTGTGCTGGCAGCATTCATCCAGTCAGATGCTGATCACAACGTGATTTCTGAACTCTTGCAGGATGACGAGGCAGGACCAGCAAAGCTGAACAAGTATCTGGATGGCATGGAAGTCAATCGAGATATGTATCGCAAGGAACACCCGATCGAGATTCCTGGTGTGCGGCTCAGCCAACTGGCTGTCGGGGAATCCGTCAACTTCACCAATCCTGCGCGTCCATCAGGCAATTACGAGAGCTTTGAGATGGCAGCGCTGCGCAACATCGCCAGCGCTTTCGGCGTGAGCGTGGAATGGCTGACGGGTGATTACTCGCGGCTTTCTTACTCCGGTTGGCGAGGTGCCATGCTCAATGTCTGGCGCGGCCTGACTTCAGAGCGCACGGGGTTTGTCTCCAGTTTTGTGAAGCCGTGGTTCGCAGCGGTAATCGAAGAAGGCATTGGCCGAGGCAAGATCAAAGTGCCAGCTCATGCCGTGCCATTCTGGACCAATAAAAGCGCCTACTGCAAGGGCCGCTGGCTTGGTCCTGGTCGTGGGTCTGCCGATCCTTACAAGGATGCAAAAGCAGCTGAGATTGATCTGGCATTGGGCCGTATCACGATGGCCGATGACCTGGCTGAGCGTGGTATCGACTACGAAAATCACATGGAACAGCTGGACAGGGAAATCAATGATCACGCTTTGCGTGGTCTGACCCATCCACGCATGCAGGGCATTCGAAGTGGCCCGCTGGAAAAAGACCCTGAAGAGGACAAGAAGGATGAGTGAAGCATTTCTCTCGCATGTGGCGCAGGAGTTCTTGCTCACGCCTTTGCTGGTTGAGCCAACCAAGGCTCAGGTTCTGGCTTCAGTTCTTGGTGAGCGTGTTGGTCTGGCAGCTCCATCCATTGAGGCGCTTAAGAATGATCTTGGACCTCAGGCCAATCGCTTCTTTGGAACGACTGGTTCTGAGTTCCAAAAGTCAGGTTATGAGGTTGTCGATCGCAAAGCGATCATCACCATCAATGGTGCTCTGGTTAACCGGGGCGCATATCTGAATGCAAACTCCGGCCTTGTCTCTTATGAGGGCATTAGTGCGTTGATGCGCACGGCCATGGTGGATGATGATGTTGATGGTGTTCTGCTGGATCTCAATAGTCCTGGCGGTGCAGCTGTTGGCGCATTTGAAACCGCGGCTCTCATTCGCGAGCTCTCCAAAACCAAACCAGTTGTTGCCCATGTCAATCACATGGCGGCTTCAGCTGGTTATGCCTTGGCTTGTGGGTGTGAGGAGATCATCTCAATCCCGTCAGGGATCATCGGTTCAGTTGGCGTTGTTGTTCTCCACATCAATGAAGCTGAGAAGGACAAGAAGGATGGGCGGGAGTTCACCTTCATCCATGCCGGTGCCAGCAAAGTGGATGGACACAGCCACGCTGCACTTTCTGATGCTGCAAGGGCTGATCTTCAGGGTGATATTGATGAAACCTATCAGACATTTGTTTCAACCGTCGCGAATGCGCGCGGGTTGAGTGAGGAAGCGGTTCGGGGAACTGAAGCGCGAACTTATTCAGGTGAAAAGGCCATCGAACTTGGCCTTATAGATGCTACCGGACCTTTTGAAGAGGCTCTGGAGCGTCTTTCCTTCCACATTTCGTCGCGCAGCGGCGGTTTTCAAGGAAACTCAAAAATGAGCAAACCAAATGGGCCGCTGGCCCAAAAGGATGATGCTGCTCTCACCATGACCAGCGAGCAGGTTGAGGCTTTGAAAGCTTCAGCTTACGCCGAGGGTGTGCAGGCCGGTGAGATCCAGGAACGCGAACGCACTGCCGGCATCATGGGGCTGGAAGAAGCCCAGGGTCGCGCAGCCCTTGCAATGGTTGCGGTCGAACAAGGCCTTTCGGTCGATGCTGCCAAAGCGATGCTGGCAGCTGCACCACAGGCCACAACTGAACCCCGGACAAATACTGACAATGCAGGGCCTGACCAGTTCACGCAACATAAGCGCGGGCTGGAAGCTAACACACCTGATGTGCAGCCTGATGGCGGACAGTCACTTGAGAAGCCAAAAGGCGGGTTGAGCCAGCTGGTGTCTTCTCATCTGAAACCTTAATCGCGTTTCTAAGAAAGAGATTTACAATGCCTGGAGTGATCAAATTTAGCGGTCCCAAGCAGCTTTCAACGCTCCTGAAATATGAGGTTGCAAGCAAGTATTGCCGTGAAGGCGCTACGGTTGCCCCGCCTGTCGCTGATCTAAAGCTTGAGATCGGAGACCTACTTGCTCTCGTCAATAAGAAAGCCGTGCCACTTAACCTGGATGGCAGTGATGGAAGTGAAACCCTTTGGGGTATTTGCTTGGTAAATGCGCAGGTGCTGTCTGGTCAGACAGGTGTTCGTGTGCCTGCTCTCACCGATGGGCCAGCTATCATCGATAGCACTGAAATCGTTTGGCCGGCAGGTGCAGATGATGCCGCTAAGAAAGTATTGCGTGAAGCGATGCAAGGCAAAGGTATCAAGCTGATCTAGCCCAGCCTAACTGCTTTCTATTTTTTCAAACAATCAACGGAGATTCCAAATGGAAGATCTGATTATGCCGTACACGGGTGTTGACCTCACTCGTGAAGTAAATCGGCTGCCTAATAAGTATGGGCTACTGAATGCGTTGAATCTCGCACCGTTTGAACCCAAACGGTCGAAGTTCGTGCGTTTGGACATCAAGGACGGTGTTATTCATGTTCTTGCAGCGCGTGAGCGTGGCGAACCCGGTCAGACAGGTACGAAGAGCAAGGAAAAGGGTATCATTATCGAGATCCCTCATTTCCCGTTTCTTGAGCAGATCCTGGTTGATGATGTTGATAGCCTTGTTGAAGTCCTCAACGGTCAAATTGAGCCGCGTTCTCTGGATCGTGAGATCTTGAAGAAGTTGATGAGTATTCGCTCAAACCATTCGATCACGTTGGAGTTCCTGCGATTGGGGATGCTTCGCGGTGAGATTATGGACGGTGAAGGCACTGCTCTACTCGATTTGTTTGATGCGTTCGACATTACCAAGAAACGTGTCAACTTTGAGTTGGGTAAAGAAGACACCGATGTGCGAGCCAAATGCGAACAGGTCATTGATCACATTCAGAGCAACCTGAAAGGTGAAACCAGTACCGGTGTTGAAAATATTTGCGCTCCAGATTTCTTTGAAAAGCTTATCAGCCACCCAAAGGTTGAAAAGTTCTGGCTCCAGGCGCAGAACTCAAGTGAGCACCGAGAGCTGACCCGTTCAATGATGGGCGGAAATTATGGGCGTGTGTTTGAGTTTGGCGGTATTCTTTGGCGGGAGTACAAAGGTTCGCTTCCGGTCAAAGATGAAGACGGTAAAATCACAAGCGTGCCTAACATCACCAGTAAGAAAGGCCACGCATATCCAACTGGTACTCAGAATATGATGAGAACATATGAGAGCTCTGCTTATCACATGGACCACATCAATGAGATGCCGGAAGAGGACACCATTCTCCTTTCCATTGAGCCCTTGAAGCATGGCAAAGGCTTTGAGCTTGAGACACAATCCAATCGGATTGCCGTTTCCAAGCAGCCTGAGTGTTTGGTTGAAACCTACAGTGCCTGATGGACGGGTTCGACAAACGCTTTGAGCGTAAAACAAAAAGGCTGGCCGAGACATTCGGTCAGCCTTTTTTGTGGACCGGGATGAGGCAGACCGGAAGCACTTTTGACTTGCCTGGTGAGGAGTTCCAGCACGAGATCCGAGCTGACCTTGCTTTTCATTCTGATACTCAAACGTCAGACGGTCGTAAGGGCGGAAATGATTTTCGCTCCAGTGCTGTCGATGACACGATCACCGCTTCCATTCATTTGCCCGATCTTGCCGGGCACCGCCATCCAACTGACGGAGATCTCCTGAAAAGCTTGAATGATGGCCGTGAATACAAGGTCACCGCAAAGGGGGAACTTGAAGATGGCTGGATCGTTCTGGAGATATCCTTAAAACAGTGAGGCACCATGCTTGCTCGCAGTGTGACCCGGCTTTTGACGATTGCCGCTCTGCGCGGCTCGGTGTTGCCGGAATCTAACCTTTTTGACAGTCAGTTTATTCCTGCTGATCGCCCATTTCGCGGTGAGCAGAAAGAGCCGTTTGCCATCATCTATACAGAAAAGAGCGTGCGTCCGCTCTCTCGTAAGATGGAGCTGGATCTGGTGATCGACATTGCAGCCGGCATTAAGAGTGTCAGCGCAGTTCGTGAAACCGAAGACGGGCCAATCATCGCTTATGATATTGAAGCACCACCCTCGGATGGGGCAGCAGAGCTTGCCTGCGATATGGTGGAGGATGATATCGCCGCAGCACTCACCAACATCGAAAACTCAATGAGCGATGCCTGGCGTGAGTTCTGCGAGTTGCGTGGGCCCATTCAAACTCTATGCGGCTCTGATGGGCGTGGGGTTCCACGGGCAACCAGGCGCTTGCTGTTCCCGCTCAAAGTTCCTGTTGGCCCGCAGCGTGGCACGAAACTTACTGGTTCATGGGATGCCGCTGTGGGAGCATTAGAGGCCTTTGACATGCCGTGGATGCGCACAGTTGGAGAACTGATCCGAACTCGCTTTGAATATGGTGAGGCCAAGCCATGGGTGCATCCGGTGGAGCTTGCCGGTCTTTCCCAGCCAGAAGTGCGCCTTCTTCATATGCCTCACTCGGACGGTTTTGTCAGAACGAACGAACCTCCAGAGAGTGATTGAGCCCATGGCATTCAATGAAATCTTTGCGATGATCCGTAAGCTGTCGCGCAAGGTCGATCGCATGATTGAATACGGTGTGGTGACAGCCTATGACCCGGCCACGGAAACAGTCATGGTTAAGCGGGATGAAGGCGGCGATCCGGTAGAAGCGGAATGGGCGTTCCCCATGGCAGGCAACTTCAAGTTTCGCATTACCCCCTCCGTTGGTCAGGCTGTTGAACTGCGCAGGCGCGGCGGTGATGCGCGCCAGCTGACAGCTTCGAATTCTCCCTTTACCGGGAAGAATAAAAGCCCATCAAGCCACCCGGATGAACTCATGATTGAGCGCGGATCAACGCGGCTCATCATGCGAGATAATCACCTTGAGATGCATGTGGGTGAATCTCAAAGCATCATTCTGACACCGGACAAGATACTCCTGAACGGGAACTTTGAGCACGAGGGCGGATATTTCAAATCCCACGGCGTTCCGGTGGATCACACTCACAAACACGACAAAGTCGCACCTGGAAATGCCATTTCGGGCACTCCGGTCAGTTGACCTATTAAAACAGGAGACAAGCATGGCGCACTGGAAAGTAACTGAGAAGGCAGGCAAACGCATTTGTGACAAGCCGGTTAAACCGGGCGAGGTATTGGAGCTGAGTGAAGAGGAGGCAAGTCCTTGGGAAGCGCTCGGCCAACTTGAGCGCATGAAAACACCTGCTCCGAAAAAGTTAGCTCCCAAGGACGAATGAGCGGACTTTGCAGGCACACAGGTAAGCCTTTAAGTGCGTGGGAGCATACTGTTCAGTCCATTGCTGAAGAGATCCTGCCCACGCCAGTCGGCGCCCGCGTTCAGCGCGAGGAGTTTGGCTCACCTGTTCCTGCCATTCTTATTCGCCGCAATACTTCCAATGACACCTTGATCGCTTACGCCTTTTCCATCGCTTTAGCTTGCGAGCTTTGGGAACCGCGCTATTGCGTGAAGAAACTGATCCCACGCGAAGTTCCTGAAGGCCGGCGTAAAGGGGAAACACAGTTCCAGGTCATTGGTGATTTTATGCCGCGCGCTCATCAAGGTGATTTCACCATTGAAGGGGAGCGCTCCTTTCTAGTTCTGTGAGGGCTTCATGAGCCAGACCAAGCTTCCACCACCTGAGTTGATCGAGAACATCGACTATGAGGCCATCCTTGCAGCATCTTTGAACCGCCTGAAAACCAAGTTTGATGCAGCCGGAATCCCATGGACCGTAGAAGGCCTTGAAACAGACCCCGCCAAAATCTTGCAGGAAGAACTGGTTTATCTGGTGGTCTATCTTCTGCAGCTGGGGAATGAGAAGTTTGTTCTCTACTTCGTGGACTACGCTTATGGCGTGGCGCTTGATGTGTTGGCGGTCTTTTATGGCGTTACGCGCATGCAGAGCGAACAAGATGAGCGGTTTCGCACACGCATCAAGATTCACATTGTCGGGCGTTCTGGTGGCGGTCCTGAGGAGCGATACAAAGCGCTTTCCATGGATGCCCATCTTGATGTGAAGGGTGTCGCCATCTGGGACAACGGGATTGATCCCACGCTCTATGTCGGTGTGCTGTCAGCCGTTCCGGGAGGACATGCAAGCGATGAACTTCTTGAAACTGTTCTGGGGCACCTGATCCAGCCAACCAACAAAGTCACCTCTGACCGGTTCATTGTCGTTTCAGCTGTGACCAAGACCATTGATGTGGCCCTTCAGGTTCAACTTGAAGAGCATGCGCGTAATTCTGCCTTGGAAGCGCTGGAGGCAAAACTGCGGGCTGCGTGGGAGGCAGAAGAGCGGCTTGGCCTTGATCTCACAAGAGCATGGTTGATCAATACGGTCATGGGGGACGGGATTAACAACGTGATTGTGGAAGCGCCTTTCGTGGATGTGGTCGCGGATCCAAATGAGGCCATTGCGCTTGGTTCAATCTCAATCACTTCCATGGGGCGCGGGCGATGACTGAAACTCTTTTGCCGGCCAACGCCACGCCTTGGATGCGGGCGATCTCGCAGACCAATCACGAAGGCCTTGAGGTCGTTCGCCAGCACTACACCAACATGGGTATGAAATGGCAAAACCCGCAGCCACGCATCATGCCGCACCTGATACAGGAAACGGGCCTGGGTATCCTAAGCCCTTATGTAGACAACATCTACCAGCTCTATGATGAGGGGCTTGAATGGCTGCGCATTCGCGGCTTTGAAGCAGCTGTCTACAAGGGGCTTGGCTTCATCGACTATGGTGGGCTCCTGGAACAGGCGCCAAGCAGGCGTCGTAAATGGCATTGGGATCAACTGGCACTGGACCGGCTCCCACGCAGTGAAGAAGATCTGCCGCGCATTGCCGGGGTTGTCGGGCTATCTGTTTCCCGGCGCACCAAAGTCATGCGGGCCTTCAATGGCTATGATATCCGCGCAGCTGAGCTGTCTTACTCAAAACTTGGGAATGCTCTTTTGTCTTCGCATTCCGGGGCACGGGTGGGAGAGGTTCCAACCAAATGGAGCTTTGGCACCACCCACGAGTTTCAAAGGGCGCTTACCGCTGCTGAAAAGCAGGCAATCGGCGTTTATATCGACACCTCTTCGGGCGGTGTGACTTGGGAAGAACTGGCAGCTCCATGGAGCGAGGTTGAAACCTCGTGGCAGGATTTGGGTGTTGGCGCTAAGTTGCGTGTTATGGCCCGCCAAACAGCTCTGCTCGGTGGCTACATGGGCTTTTACCGTGCTGATGGTTCTATGATTGGGGCAAGGCGCTTTAAGGCTTTGCATCAAGTTGCCCCCGGCATCACCTACAAGATTGGCTCTGAGCAGATCACTCCCCACGATCAAGGGCAGCGCGTTTATGTGGAAGCGCTCGCCGGATTTGGGGAAGGGGCAGGCGAGGAATGTGCCTCCGCCGCTCTGCTGTTTGGAGCCACACCAAAGCCGGACCAGCCACAAGGAAAGCGTTGGCTTCTTCCTGACCAGATCGAAACACCGTTTGCAGCTGTCTGCTCGCAGGCGCTTACAACTGAATTGCGACTCACCAAGCGCACCCGCGTAAAGGTTCTCCTGAGCTTCGCATAAGGACCACTCAAATGGCTTTTGAACATCCACTCGTGCCAGGCGCGTTTGACCGTACGCCTGAGCGCCCGAACGATTCCGCAGCTGTCTGGCCTGAGGAAGTCTTTATCACCGGAACCGATCTTAATGATGCGTTCGGTATTGCACGCCGCCAGTCTGAGCGCATTGGCAATACTGTCTCTCGTGATGGTGATCGTAAGTCCGGCGCGGCCATTGAGATTGACCGGGCAGGAAGCAGAATCCTTCTTGGTGGTGGGACTGTCTATGTGGCAGGCGATGTGCGTCCGGTTGGTGCAGCTGTTCTGGAAGGTGTCGATCTGACTACTGACCTGATTGTCGGTGTGCGCGTAAGCTCTACCGTAATCAACTCCGAGGATGACCCAACGCTTGCAGGCTTGAAGCCGGGTACAGAAGCGGAAGGCGAGAAGGGGGCTTCAAGGATCGTTACCCGCCTTGTCTGGGGCTATGCAGGAGATGGCGCAGAAGGCCAGCTTTACCCGGTTTACACATTGGTAAAAGGCACACCGCTAGACCAGACACCGCCTGCCGAAATGAGCCAGGTTGCGCAGGTATCTGCGGCGCAGGATTTCGGAGCAAATGGCAACTACATTGATGAGGGGTGCCGCGTAACTGCAATTGAGAAATCTAACGGCAATGTGGTCTTTTCCATTGCCGCGGGCACCGGCAATATCAAAGGCTTCAAACGTTCCCGTGAGCATGCCTTGCGCCTTGAGATCGAAGAGAAGTGGGACACTTTCCAGATTGACGGTGAGCAGCACACTTACACCGTTGCATCCAACAAGAAGCAGAAGTTTCGCCTCCACTATGGGCCGATTGATGAGCTGGTCAACATTCAGCTTGAAAAGGAAGTCACGGAGGATGTCACACGCAGCCAGATTATCAACGGCTCCGATACACTCCAAAATGACAGCCTGAAAGAGATCGTTCAGATCAAACAAGGCAGCAAAACATTCGTGAGGGGTACTGACTACCAGCTGACTGCCGATAAGGTTGATTGGTCATTGGCCGGAGATGAGCCATCACCCGGGTCCAGTTATCACTGCAAATATCGTTATCGGGACTCTGTTCAGCCTGTGACCGTATCGGCTCATGATATCGAGTTGACAGGTGGGCGCACGGGCGGCGAGGTGGTCGTAATTTATAAGCGCAAGCTGCCGCGTGTAGATCTGGTTTGTCTGGATCAGACCGGAAACGCTGTTTATGTGGAAGGCCAATCTTCTGCACGTGCAGTTGCTCCTCAAACCCCTGACAACCTTTTGAAACTGGCAACCGTCTACAACGACTTTGACGGGCTGCCTTTGGTTAAGAATGATGGCACTCACAACATCACTTATGACAAGCTTTGGGAGGTTGTGCAGCTCCTCAATAGTTCTCGCGATCTGATTGCTCTGAACCGCTTGCAACTTGATATTCACGACAAGGAACCAGCTGCAAAGCGCGGGATCTTTGTTGATCCGTTTGCCGATGATCGCTGGCGTGATCTTGGCGCTCAGCAAAACGCAGCAGTCCGCAACGGAATGCTCACGCTGCCCTTGGACGTCACCATCCATGACCTCAACAACACGGGCGTGGAGATGCTTCCGTACAAGCTGGAAAATGTGATTGATCAGCCGCTCAGCACCACGTGTAAGCTGATCAACCGCTTTGCCAGTCATGAACCATTCCCGGCTTCAATGAAGCTGGAGCCCTCACAGGACTTCTGGACAGATGTTGATGAGGTTTGGGCGTCTGATGTGACCCATGAGGTGTTCGGGCCTGAGGCCTCTTCTACCTCTGAGCAACAGGTGGTTGGGACTGCTGAAGAGAACGCCAAGTTTTTGCGGGCAATTGATATCACGGTCACGATTGAAGGCTTCGGTGGGGGAGAGATCCTTGACCGCATTATGTTTGATAATGTGGACATGACGCCAGCGCAAAAACCAGCGGCTGCCGGTGATGGACAGCTAACGCTTACCTTGAGCATTCCAGCCAAAAAGCATGCAGCTGGTGAGAAGCTGGTTGAAGCATTTGGTGTGGGTGGCTCTGAGGCGTTTGCTCGCTTTGTGGGTGAGGGCAAAGTCACCACTCAAACAATGCAGCGGGTAACAACACTTGTTCTCGTTCCTCCGCCACCACCACCGCCTCAGATTATCACGGTGACGCGCATCATTACGCGAAACCGCGATCCAAGAGGGCAAACCTTTAGCTTGCCAGCGGGTAACAGGCATATTGCGCAAGTAAAGCTCTGGTTCTGCAAGATCGGTAATCCAAACACGCCTGTTGTGGTTGAGTTGCGGGCTACCAATGGAGCGGGTTTTCCTACTGATGAAATTCTTGCTCAAGCTGTCATCGACATGTCCAAGGTAGAGCTGAATAAGTGGACACCATGTCCGTTTCCATCTCTGCCTTATCTGCTTTCTACGCGGGAATATGCGTTCATTGCGATCACTCCCGATAATGAGCATTCGATCTCAGCTGCGGTGCTTGGTGAGTTTGACGAGAAAAACCAGAGCTTCCTCGGTGTGAACCCTTACACCGTCGGCACAGAGATTGAGAGCTCGAACAACTCAACCTATCTTCCGGTGCATGGTTCTGACCTGACGTGCGGCGTAGATGCGGCTGAGTTTACGCAGACCACCAAGCGCGTCGAGTTGGGGAACGTGGATCTGGATCGTTGTTCTGATCTGATGATTGCGGCGGCTGTCGATACTCCTGAAACGGGGTGTTCCATTACATTTGAAATCACTCGTGCAGATGGATCAAAGATCCGGACAGCGGCCTATGCCGGTGTGCAGTTCGATGAATGGGTGAAGGAAACTGTCAGTATTGCAGCAATCTTGAAGGGGACCAGAACCGCAAGCCCTCGGCTCTTCCCCGGTGTTCAGGTACGGGCAGGTAAGCTTGCTGAAACCGCTGACTATATCGGCGTTGCCTTCCAGACCGGCAATGCAAGCCGCTTCCCGGTTCGGGTCAAACGAACTCTACCAAATGGCGCCTCAGCAAAAGTATTCCTGAAGAACAGTTCAGGAGATTTTGTTGAGGCTCCTTACAAGACCGGTGAAGTGTTGGATGCGGCGGGCACAGTGGATGCCACCTATGAACTGGACCAAAACCTTGGCAGCCAGACAGCCGTGAAAATCACCATAACTGGCAATCCGAAGGCAAGGCCGGTTCTGGAAGACCTGCGTGCAGTTGCGACCATCTAGGAGAAGTGATCAATGGAAACAACGCCAAATCTAAACCTGCCACTGCTCGACAGCGAAGAGAATGTCTCCGAGGATCATAAAAAGATCAATGAGTTCGTGAAAGCATTTGATGCTCGCCTGGGTGAGGTTGCAGTCACTTTGGCGAGCCTTGCTACTGCCGGACATTCTCATGAGATGGCCAAGATCAATGGACTGGCAGAGGCATTAGCCCTGCTTGCCTTGGCCAATCACGCGCACAAACTCAATGATCTTTCTGATGTTGATGTGACGGATGCTCCTGAAAACTCCATCTTGCAGTTTATTGCAGGAAAGTGGTCATTGGGGCAGCGCGGCTATTCAGTCGCGGAGATCAATAATATTGTGTCGCAGCTGGCGAGTGGGGATCACGAACACCCGATAGGTGATGTTCAAGGTCTTTCAACCAAACTTGCAACACTGGCAAAGGCTTCTGATCTCAATAAATTCGCTGATGCAACGAAGAACGCTAAGTTCAGAAAAGCGCTTTCGGTTCTTGGGGATCTATATCTCAACAACAAAGCCATCATTGCGAATGATTCAGAAGGTGAATTTGCCGATAGATCAGGTGAGAACATTGACCACTTTTGGCATGATGATAGCGACAATGCATGGCACTTTGTTTCTGATGGTCCTTACAAGTCCGTGGGGAATACAAAATTCGTAGCGAAGCGCCTTGACCTGTTGGATACGGACTGGTCCATGAAATCTTCTGACCGATGGTTAGCGCGTTATCGCAACATGTCAGAAAACACAGAAAACATTTCTGCAAACAGATTTAGCGACAGTCTGGTTCTTGAAAACAAGCAATATGCTCCAGCTAATGCTTCTGAAGATACCGGCAAGCGCTTCACAAAACGCGGGTTAAAGTCTTTCTCGTATATTGACGGCGGTTCGCAAGGAAAAACGTACGAAGCTTTTGGGGGGGTGTTGTCGACTCGACATCGCGGCTCTTCTAAAGTTCGAAGCATGGGAGGTTCGTACTCTCAGTGTGGAACTGATACCAATTCCACGGGGAGTGTTGATTATGCCTATGGAGCAAGGAGTTACTCCTTTTTCAACGGTTCGGGCCGGATAGGCGTTTGCGTAGGTATGCATGTTGGCATCAACCCGAACCACGCTAATGCGAGAGTGGGCGATGCTCGCGGTATATACACCCACATGGACTATGATGATGGGACAATCGAAAACGACCCGGTTGCGCTCTATCAAAACTATGATGGTAACTGGGATGGCAAAAAACGCGTCGGTATCGTCCAAGAAGGTGTTCAGGAAAACCGATTGACCGGCAAAACCTTGATTGATGGCAAAGAGGCCATTGACGAAGGTAATCTGGCGTCAAAAATGGAAGCAGCTGGACTCGGTGGCGGCGGTCCTTTGAAGGTAACTGCGCGTAGTACCGGAACATGGACAAAGCACTCTAAATCAAAAACAGCCGTGGTCTTTCTGACCGCTTCAGGAAGACCTTCGTACAATAATGACTCCGGATATGCGGGCGCTACCGTTGTAAAGATCTTTGATCTGCGCGACGGTCCAAGCACCGGAACCGTCTCTATCGGAAGCAATGAAACGAAGACCTGCACATTTAAATATGACGGTCACACCTTGAGTGTTCGCGGTAACGGCAATGCATCTGGGCATGATGCAGCATTCACAACGACAGTAGCCCGCGGGAGAGACGGAAACGGCGGAGATCCGACAACCCCGGCTAGTTTCTGGGGTACTGGTGCAATAGGTGCCGCACGCAAAGGCGGCGTTGTGATTTGGGAGTATTGATGTGCCTGATTATGACATTTTGAATAGTGACACCGGTGAAGTCGAAAACACGATTGTTTTTGATGGTGATACCAAGTGGCTAGAGGAAAACTTTGGCGAGGGGAACTGGCGATTATACGAAGAGCCTCCACGCACATTTGAGGCGACTGATGTTTCTGAAGAAGCTGAGCGGCGGATACAAACAGGCACCCAGATTAACGGCACTCAGTTCAAAACAGATCTGGAGTCGGTTGGTCGCTTGAGTGAAATGCTGGACGGGTTTGATGCTGGACTGCCTGAGGCGTCTCAAGTGAAGGCGGTTACTGCTGAAGGCGTGTTGCTCGTGCTTGATACTCGCGAGAAGGTGCAAGCGCTCTATCATGCAGCAATCAAGTACCGCGCTAGTATCGTAACCCGCTCCGCTCAAATCCAGCAGCTCGACCCGGTTCCGGACCCGTCACAAGACATCCTATGGGATCTGACCAAGACCCTATCTGAGGCTATGGAAGAGCTGAGCTAACCAGCCCTCCAATCAATCAAGACTTAACCCACCCGCACGGTATCCCCGGAGCGGGTTTTTTCATGGAGAAATGTCTATGAGCGCGCCCACAATCGGCATGCAATTCTCTTACAAATCGGATGATCCGTTTCCGGTTTCTGAAGGCGATCTATCCAAAGTTGTGGTGATCGATAGCTCTGATGATGCTTCTGGCACAGAGTTTCCAATTGATACAGCAAAGCGCATCTCGTCCAGCGACAAGGACGCGGTTGCAGCTCTCGGAACCGGCCCTTTGCGGGATCATATTCGCGGGATTCAGGACCAGCTCAACCAGCTTGACCGTTCTGCTGATGTCACCATTGTTCGAGCAGAAAAGGGAGCGACCCCTGAGGCCAGCGCTGCTGCAATCGCTGCTATCATCAACTCGATTACTGAGATCCCTACTGCGGTCAATGCAACACCTGGCATTGTGGTTGCTGGTTCAACTGCATGGCGTCCTGATCTGGATACAGTCAGTCCAGTTGTGGCAGATTTGGAAGCGAACATCGGCAAGATCCTCGCTGTTGCACCGGTAGATGTTGACCCAACCAGCGCAGACAATGCCATTGACGCACGCGAAACTATGGCTTCAGGTCGCTTGATGCCGGTTGGTGTGGCTGCGCGTGTCTGGGAAGGTGATGCGGTCGTTACTCGCCCTATGGCATCCCGTGTTGCTGGCCTGATCGTTCGTGCAGATACCAACAATGGCAACATGCCATTCGAGACAATCTGCAACGAGCCTATCTTTGGCCTTGCCGGTCTATCTCGGAAAATCCCTTTCAACTTCCTTGATGGCTCTAAGGAAGGCCAGCGCCTACTCGCTGCTGATGTGGCGATTGCTGCGGAAGGAGAGATTGGCGTTTATGGCGCGGTTGCTGATGGTGGCTTTACTTTCCTTGGTACTGACATGGCGCAGACCGACGCTATGTGGCCGCAGCTGCATCAGTTGCGCGGCTCTGACTACATCGTCACACAGATGATGAAGATCACCCGGCGCCACTTGGGCAAGAAGATGACAGCGCAACGGGTTGAAAGCTGGGTCCGTGAAATCATTGGTGAGCTGCGTGGGTTGAAGCAAAACGAGCATATCCTCGGCTATACGCCAGCCTCCGAGATGTTCACCGCAGATAAGAACCAGCCTGAATCCATCGAGCTTGGTCACATCAAGCTTGAGATTGGTCAGGAAACTGCAAGCGCCTTCAAGCGGGCTGATTTTGAGCTGCGCCGCTATCGCCCCGCAACCGAAGGCTTGATCAAAGACATTCTGGCGCGTTTGCGCGCTGTTGTTTAATCCTCTTTATTGGAGAACCACACATGCAGCGCCCTATGCTGATTAACGGTGACATTGACCTGCGCTTGGTCAGTGAACCGGACGAATCCCGCGCAAACATTCTGAGCAAGCTTGTTCTGCCTGCCTTCAAATACACAACGGTCAACCACAACCCCGGTGGCGGTATTGGTGCCGTAGACTTCGGTAAACCGCGCACTGAAGCTTTTGAGCCCAAAGCCGAACACAAAGGGCTTGATAACAAGCTGCTTGAAAAATTGGGTAAGCACGAAGAGTGGGTTTTTGCTGGCAACTATCGCCAGATGCCGGGCAACCTTTGGCTACCTGTCCGCGGCTTCATTTATGCCACTCTTATGGAGTGGGAACCTGATGAAATGGGCGCAGATGATCTGCCAGGTTGCAACCTGGCATTCAAGGAAGTCACCCACGTTGAACTCATCCTAGATGGCAAAGAGCTGTTCTATTGGGATTTCTGGGAACGTGAAATGCGGCCTGATCCAACAGATGGTGAACGCAAGCGCGCACTTGGCCTCTAAGTCACAAAACCACTCATCGTAACTCTCAGAGCCTTCAGCCTTGCTGGGGGCTCTTTTGCTTTAAGGACACGGCAATTGACCACGAAAGCAACCACAGCAGCGGTTCAGCTGGATTACCCTTTTGAACATGACGGGCGTGAAATCACCTCATTGTCCTTCCGGCGCATGCGTGCTGGTGACACGCTCATCGGCGAGAAATACTCGAACGAAGAGCAAGCCGGTTTCGCGCTACTGGCAGCACTTGCCGGTGTCGATCTGGAAGTGATTGAACGCCTTGATGTTGAAGACCTAGAGAAAGTCACGCGAGGTGCCGCTCCCCTTATGGGAAAGCAGGGTGTCTTGACCCTGAAGCAGCTCGACGCGAGAGACGAGTACTTGACGGGGTAGACGCGCCTCATTCTCGTGACTTGATTGTCGCGGTATCGCGCAGGCTCCACACGCCAGTTGATGTGGTCATGAACTGGGAGATTGATTTCTTTTTAGAAACAGTCTCCAGCCTTGGACGTGTGCTCAAGGCTGAAAATGCTCCCCCTCCAAATCGGTAGAATGTCATGGGTGTTTTAACCTCCAAGCTGGTCATTTCAGTTCTAGACCGGGCAAGCGGTCCTGCGCGCGCAATTGCGAACTCCATGAAGGGCATGCAGGCCTCTGCTGATCGTAACAGACGAGAGCTAAACCGAATGCAGGGGCAAATGCTCGGTGCGGTCGGGACAGGTTATATTCTGGCCCGCTCCATCGCTGCCCCTGTAAAGTCTGCCATGGAGTTTGAGTCCGCCATGTCGGACGTGAAGAAGGTCGTTGATTTTGATAGCCCTGAGGGCTTCAAGAAGATGCGCAAAGACATCATCGACATGTCAACGCGCATGCCAATGACAGCTTCCCAGATTGCTGACATCGTGGCTGCAGCAGGTCAGGCCGGTATGGCCGGGGATGAGCTAACCCAGTTTGCGGAGATGGCGGCAAAGGTAGGTGTTGCTTTTGATGTAAGTGCCGGCACAGCAGGCGAGAGCCTTGCGAAGATCAAGACTGCTCTAGGGCTGACCGTGAGCGAGACTGGAGAGCTGGCAGATGCAATCAACCACCTGTCAAACACCTCCGCAAGTTCTGCTCCTGATCTGCTCGACTTTATGCGCCGTGTGGGGTCTGTAGGCAAACAATACGGCTTCACCGCTGAGCAAACAGCAGCCATTGGCTCGGCAATGATTGCATCAGGCGCACAAGCCGATGTCGCGGCCACCAGCTTCCGAAATGCAGGTAAGGCGCTAGCACGGGGTGAGGGGTCAACAAAGCGCCAGCACAAAGCCTACAAGCGCTTGGGGCTGGATGCGGTAAAGGTATCCAAGAACCTTCAGAAAGACGCTGTGGGTACGCTTAAAACCGTCATAGGGCAAATTAGAGAACTACCCAAGGAGCTGCAAACCTCGGTCATCTCAGATCTGTTTGGAGATGAAGCACGCGCAATTGCACCTCTGATTGAGAATGCAGAGCTTCTGGATAAAGCTCTTGGGGCAGTGGCTATTCAGGCAAACTTCCTTGGCTCCTCTGAAGCCGAGTTCCAGAAGAGAAGGGAAACAAGCGCGGCCAAACTGCAGGAGTTTCAAAGCAAAGTAGAGGCCGCGTCTATTGCAATTGGTGACAGTCTTTTGCCTGTGATCAATGATTTGGCGGACGCAGTCGGTCCACACATCAAAGCGTTTACAAAATGGGCGGAAGAGAACCCGGAAATGCTGAGGTTTTTCGTTAAATGGGGTACCGCAGCAGTTGGTCTGTTAGTTGCTCTGACTGGCCTCAGGTTCGCAGCAAAGCTACTCAAAACAACACTCATTGATACCGTGCTCGGTGTTGGAAAGATGCTTAAGAGAGCGGGCAAGTTAGCCGGAATCTCAATGGGGCGTAGCCGTAAGACCCGCAGTACCGTTGGCCCCGCAGGCGCAAAACCTTCTTCCGTTAAGAAAACCGGTGTTCCTCAGGTATCCCGCAAAATGCCAGCTGCTGCCAATGATAACGGAGGCGGGAAATCCAACATCAAAGGGATGAAGGCTAGCAAGCTCTTGAAAGGTGCAGCCAGCCTGAATGCTATCGGTCTAGCCCTCAACGAGTTTGAGCACTCAATCAATACATGGGGCATGAGTTGGAAGGATAGAGCCCAGTATGCGCAGAACAGGTTCAAAGATGGAGCCGCTCGCGGTGAGGCAATGAACCAATGGCTTGAAGATCTCATTGGGGTACGCAAAGGGCCGGTTGAGAAAGGCAATGTTCTCGTTGAGGCCCTTAAGCAAGACCTGGCATTGATCGACAGCCAGATTGCAGAGTTGGGCGATAGCCGAAGCGAGAGACAAACCAAACGAGGCTTGCAGACAGACCGCGAGGAAATTGTTGAGCAACTGAAAGCACTCAACGCCGAGCTTGCGCAGACTGCGAATGGAGTTGCTGAAGCTAAAGTAGCAGAGGCACTTCAAACAAAGGCAAACCAAATCCTTGCGGTCCCGATCCCCAAACCTTCTGCGGGTTCTGCCCTGAAGGTTCCGCAGATCTCAGGTGCGCGAGCATTAGGCGGGCAGATTGTGGGTGGCCGTAACTATCTAGTGGGAGAGAATGGTGCCGAACTGGTGACCCCAAGCCAGTCCGGATACGTCCACACCGCTTCAGAGAGTGCAAAGATGCTCGGCGGCAATGGTTCACAATCGCCCTCAGGCGAAACTCATTATCATTTTGGCCCCTTCTATGTAGACGCGGCAAGCAGTGCGTCCGACATGGTCGAAGGGTTTGTTGAACAGGTCGAAGATCGGATGTCCGGCCTTCATGCAGACCGAGAATATGCGGTGCGCTGATGCTTTACATGCTTGGAGCTTTGCAGATGGATACCTTCCCATTCAACGTGGATCAGGTGTCTATCTCAGCAAAGGCTGATTGGGCCAGAAAGCCCGTTATGGGCGGGATGAAGCCCGGTGAGTTTATGGGAGATGGGGGCAAGACCCTTAATCTCTCAGGGCAGCTGCTACCTATCAGGATCGGTGGGCTGGTCGAACTTGAGATTGCCGACAAGATGCGACGGACTGGGGAAGTCTTCCCGGTGCTGCGTGGTGATGGCAAGCCAATGGGGAACTACTTTATCAAGTCCTCAAAACAAACGCACAAAGAGCTGGAAAGAGACGGTGTTCCTTTTGTGATCACCTATCAGATTGGGCTTGAACAGCTGCCGGATGAAACCCCGGTCTCACCTGATCTCATTCCAGATCTGATTTCAGTCTTCGACCTGCTTTAAGGGGCGGCTATGTCCACCACAGTAACCGTTACAGGTGAAGGGATCACCTTGGACCTCCTGCTGGTGCGCGTGCACGGCTGGAAGGGGCAGGATCTCATCACCGAGGCCCTGACCCTTAACCCCGGCATAGCGGGCGAAGGAGCTTTTCTTGCAGCTGGCCGGGAAGTGCTTATTCCAGACCTGCCATCTGAAGTCACAATCACACCAGAGCCGACAATAGACTTGTTTGGATAGCGAATGAACGAATGGACCGTAGATTGGAAAGTCATCTTGAATGGCAATGACATCTCGCAGGATCTTCGCCCCTATCTCATGAACATTTCAGCGACGGATAAGGCCGGGATCAGCTCTGACAGTTGTAGTCTTAGCCTTGATGATCGTGCAGGGCAGATCAAATTGCCGAGTGCTGGCCATCGGCTATCTGTAATCCTTGAAGGCAAGAAGGTCTTCGAAGGGGTGACTGACCAGCCCGTTTCCTCAAGCAACCGCTCTGGAGGACAAAAGCTCTCAATCAAGGCGAAAGGCTTCGATGAACGCTCACCGGTCAAGCAACCGCTTTTCTTCCATAAAGATGAAGCTACGCTTGAAGAATTCCTGCAAGGCGCTGCCAAGAAAGCCGGATTTAACATCAAGGTAGACCCGGCATTCAAAGAAATCTTTCGCGACTACTGGTCGGCAAATGGAGAGAGCTTTCATTCAATCGGCCAGCGCTATGCGAAAGAGCTGAACGGGGCATTCAAGATCAGAGATAAGACGGCTGTTTTACTGCTGTTGGGTGCTGACAACGAGCTTCCGATCATCAAGTGCACCTATCCCGGCAATATCATCACTTGGCGCTTGAAACCCCGTGATCTGCGCAGGGCTTTCACTGGAAGCTCTGTCCGCTATGTGGATCGGGAGAAAGGCAAGGTGGTTGAAATCAAACGCCCCTACAAAGAGGAGGAAATCGAAGACCCTGCGCTAAAAGATCCGGTATTAAATGCCATTCGCTCTACGGTCAAAGATGAAGACCAAGCCAAGGAGCTTTTGAAGGCCCGTGAAGGGCAAGGAAAGCGTGAGAAGGCCTCCGGGTCTATCACTATCAACTTCGCACCGGAGGCTCAGGCAGAAGCTCTGTGCGCCGTTGAAGGGATCAAGCAAGGCATTGACGGCACCTACCGTATTGAGAGCAGAACGCACAAGGCTGCAAGGGGTGGGGGAGCAGCAACCACCCTGAGTGTAAAAGACCCCCAGGACGGAGCAGGGAAACGGGAAGGGGCTAAGCAGAAAGGATAGTCAAGATCTAGCATTTCAGTCCGTTGTACCCTACGATCACTACTCCCACAAAAGGGGGTAAATTGCTTCGGTCTTGGAAGTGACTACTGAGTCACAAAAGTTGCAACGTGTAGTAATATGCCCCGGCCCCTTAAGAGGAACCTGATTTTGGCCATCACTCGGATCTAGGCAAATCCCGGTATCTTTACCACATGTCCCGCACTTCGTTGCTAAGTACCACTTCCCCACTTCTAATGTGGTCTTTGCTAAAGTGTATCCGTCATCCAAAAAGAGACTAGTTTCTTTTTGAAAGCAATGCTCTAGCCCAGCCTCAAAAGATGCTAGGTTTTGTAGTTCACGAGTTACCACTGTTTGGTCAGGATCAATACCCTTCGCTCGTAGTGCATTCCGTCCAGCTAACTGTTCTAAACCAAGTCCAATCGCTGTATTTCCAAATGCAATTCCCTCTATAGGATCGATTAGTGAGGTGTCAAAACCATTGATCGTCAATGCTACCGTCTCATCATGATTTGGATATAGAACTGGGCAAATCTCTACTCCATCGATATTGGCAATCATGATTTGCGCAAAACCGCCAACATCTGAAGTCATCGGATCAGAAACTACTTGATTAAATGCAGACATAGGCCCTTGGTTGATACCAATCGAGTTCGTTGTTCGAAGAGCTTTCTTGAATTTTTCTTTCCCAGAGCCAATTGCAATGCATTGGCCATTGGTGAGCGTGATCTTCGTACTAATCATACGAAAAACGCCTTCTTGGATTGTTGGCGTGATCATACAGACAACTTGGTTACCCTCAACTGGGCAGTATCCGAAAATCAGCGCCGTAAACTGCCCTTTATGTTCTCGAGAGTTGAGATCTTTTGCAACATACTCCCCTGCCTTGGAGTAGATCTCTCCAACTTGAGAAATTGAGGGGAGTGCGCGCTCGTTATCGCTGTACATCGTTTGTGTACAAGTACTTGCGATAAAATGTGTATTTTGAGCCAATATAGTGGAGCCTGCAAAGGCAAAACCACAACTATAAAAGCGGCCGACATGTTTGGCATTAGAAGTAGCGGGCTTCACCGATACAGCAATAACAGCCATTTTGCCGCCTGAATCAATTAGTGTATTTGCTCTACCTGTGTTTGGATTTACGCCGCTAGAAAGTCTGGTATCAGCAACACATTTGACGACACCATTTTCATTCCAAAGAGCAACCAAAGTCATGGTTCGCACCTGGTCCATTGGCAAATATCAAAGCTAATGTGAAAGGAAGTATCCAATCGCTGTTCTGGAATAACTCTTACTCGATATCTTTCTCAATATGTATTTCTAACCGCCGCAATAGGCGGTTTTTTTTATGGAGAACTCAATCATGAAAACCACCAAAACTAGGCTCGCTGGAGCCTCTGCGGCACTCATTGTTGCATTTGTGGGTGCTTGGGAAGGTTTGCGAACCAGTGCCTACGAGGATGTTGTTGGTGTACCTACGATTTGCTACGGCGAAACCAAGGGCGTGAAGCTAGGTGATACAGCAACCAAGGCCGAGTGTGATGCAATGCTTGATGTATCCCTCAAAGAACATGAAGCCGGGATGCGTAAATGCCTGACAGCCCCGGAAAAGATCCCAATCAAAACCTATCTTGCAATGGTTTCGCTGTCTTACAACATCGGATCAGGTGCATTTTGCAAATCGACTGCAAGGCGTAGGTTGAATGCAGGCAATTGGACGGGAGCTTGTCAGGCTGCCACTTGGTTCAATAGGGCTGGTGGTCGGAAGGTACAGGGCCTCGTTAATCGCAGGCAAGATGAATACAAACTTTGCATGCAAGGGGCGAAGGGATGATAGATCTCATCTCCTCGTTTATCAGCACAGGCATTGAAGCCTTGCTGGCTTATGGGGCGCTTGTTGGCGCTGTTGTGGCCTTTGTGGCTAGATTTGAACCTCGCACACCCAACTGGCTTTCTACTCTCGCAACAACGGCTCTGCTTTGCGTCTCGGTTTGGTTCTTCTCCACCCTTCATCATGATAGGCAAGCCGAAGTAGCCCAACTGAAGGCAGATAACAACGCGCTCACACGCGTAGCAACAGCGCACAAGATCATCTCAAAGCAAGCAAGTGAAAAGCTGTTGGATCGCATCCAGCAGATAAGCACGCTTGAAGAAAAGGTAAGGGACTATGAACTGGAGCTGGAGAGGGGCAAGATTACCGCTTGTCCTTCTGATCCCGCTTATCTTAGCAGGATGCGAGCACTTCAATTCCGGAAAGCTCGTTAA